ATCGTCAAAAATCTCTTTCCAGTGACTCTTGAACATGAGAGCGACACCGAGAAGGAGACCGATAGCGATTCCGATTCCGCCGAGAGCGGCATTCGACGCGTCGCCAGCTGCCTCGTCGGCCGCGACCATCGCCTCATCGTCGGCAGCATTCGTCGCCACCATCGCGTCCTTGTCAGCACCGAAGCCGAGCATCGCCGCAGCATGTTGACCGAAGGCACCGATCTCGTCGCCGACCCAGGCCATTGCATCGCCGATCATCGAAGCGAAGGACGTTGCGGCCGAGGATGCCATCGAGACGAACGACGGGATGAGCACAGCACCGATCGCGGCAGCAACGGCAAGGGCGGGCGCTGACGCTTTCGTAAACCAATCGATCACGCTCGTCACGACGCCGATCACCGTCGTAATCGCTTTGGTCAAGAGCCCGAGAACGGGAATCAGTAATTGCCCGATCTGTGTCAGCCAGTCCTCGCCCGCCGCCTCGATGGTCTTGAATTCGACTTTCAGGGTGTCGCTCTGAACGGCGGCCGCCGCGTGGGCTGACCCCATTTTGTTCACGGCCGCGCTCGCCTTGTCATAGGACGCGGACCCGGCATCTATCACGGTGGTCATCTGTTTCGCAGCACTCGCTCCGAAAATGATCGTGGCCGTATTCAATTGTTGGGCCTGCGTCATCGTTGCGAACTTCGGGCCGAGCTGGTCGATAATCGTGGACATCGGCGTGAGCTGGCCGCTTGCGGTTGTTGCCGATACGCCCATTGATTGGAGTGCGGCATTCGAGGCTTGTTGTGCTTTGGTCCCATCCGCTGCCGCCCCCGCGAGACTTGTCATCGCTCCATTGACCGCAGTAAGTGACGCGCGGCCAGTGATCCCGTTATTGGTCATGTCCACCATGAGCGCACCAAGCGCTCCGAGCGGCGGAGATGTATCACCGAGCTTTGATTTCAATTTGTCAAGGGCAGCGCCGACCGTATCGACGCCCTGCCCCGTATCGTTCGAGACGTTGAAAAGAACATCGGTCGCGGCTGCGGCGTCTTTGACAGGTAATTGGAAGGCTTGCATCACCGAGGCGAGCGTCGTAGTAGCCGTTCCGAGGCTGATCTGTTTTGCCGTCGCCAAGTCCTGCGCGGCATTCATCACAGCCATGGCCGATGAGGTCGAAAGCGTCTGGCCCTCAGTCGCTTTCATCTGACCAGCGACGGTCGCATAGGCAGTCGCGATTTCCTCGCCGCTGAACTCGGTCGATCCCGCTGTGCCGAGGAATGCATCGCCGATCGCCTTGGCGCTCGCGACGCTCGATCCCGAGGCGGTAGCGATTGCCGCGTCCGCCGATTGCATCTTCTCAGCAAGATCAACTCCTGCCACAGCGACTAGACCGATCGCTGCTGTACCGGCGGCGGCACCAGTCAATAGACCGCTCGGAATCCCGAGAGATTCAAGGCTCGATTTCAGCTTCTCGATGCTGCCGCCCATGCCGCTTTCGAGCGAACTTCCCGCCTTTTCGGCGTCGGAACCTACGTCATCCGCGAGCTTGCCCGTCTCATCTGTGACGCCAGTTCGTAGAGCGGTCCCAGCATCTGCGCCAGCCGCCTCAGCATCGCTCGATAGTTTCGAGAACGCGCCGGACGATTCCGCATCGACGGACTCAGCGAAGCCCGCGGTATTAGCGGTGACAACGATCTCTGCCGATCCGACGACGGTCATAGCGGCTCGAAGGTGTTACCGGCGTAGGCAGCGTCCGTCGCATCGCGCGCGGCGAGTTCGTCCGGTGAAGTTCCGAAGTGCTCGCGCTCGTACTCTTTCAGCTCGTCGGGGTCGAGGGGTTTGCCGAGTTCCGCGTCGAGACGAGCACGCACCTCGTGGCGCGCGACATCGGACCGGCAGAGGTCGTCGAGCGTGAGCGAGTAGATGACGTCGAGGCCTAACGCGAGGGGGAGCGTTTCGAGGTCGAGGCCCTTGATCGTGCAACGGCCCGAGATGTCTGCGTCAACGGCGGCCGCGTGCCAGGCGAGACGGACCGCCGGGTCGTAGGGCGGGCGGCGTAGACCTCCGTCAATCGTTTGTAGAGCTCGATGAGGGTGGTCTGCTCGATGAAGATGGTTTCGTCGTTGACGAACTTCTCCCACAGATCGCGGTCGTCGGACATGATGCACTCGTCGAGGAAGTGCAGCACCGGGCCGATCGGGACATTGCCGTCCGGCCGCGTCTGCCGCAGGATCGCGAGGCCCGCGCCGGTTGGCTGAACGGGTCGGAAGCGGATCGGTTGGATGACCTCTTCCTTGTCGATCGTGTAGCCGACGATGGGGACGACGATCGGATCGAGATCGAAATCCTCAAGATTGTCGACGCGGCCAATGGGTTCAAGCTCCATGAGATTCCTTTCAGGCCATCGCGAAGACGGCGAGGTTGTCAGTAAAGAACTTGTTGGCCTTGGTCCCCGGATGGTTCACCGAGGCGAAGTAGTAGGTTCCGGGGCCGTTCGGACCGTTCGCCCAAAAGAACGCGAGCAGCGGATTCCCTCGGATGACGTGTGGCTGTGTGCCCTCATGCACGAACAGGCTGTACGAGGTGCGCGTCGGGGAACACGGAGTCGTATCGGAAATGACCGTGATTGAGAGCGTGCCCGCGGCCTCTTCGATGGGGCGCTTGATGATGGAATCTTGCAGGCAGCCGGTCTTGCGAGGGGCCTGCGCTTTCGCCTTCACCTTGAACGCCTCGGCGCGGGTGATGAGGTGTTGACCGACCGGGCCAGCGGCGGACAGGAGTTCGGCCATTTTCGCGCCGTCGATGACCAGCTTGACCGTCATCCGAGACTCACTTCGAGCGCGAGTCGCATTCCACCGAGCCCGCCTTCGGGACCGAGCGGAGTTACAGGGCCGATCTTGAAGCCCTCTCCTGGCCCCGTAGCGAGATATTTGGTATGGATGGCGATTGCCGCTTGAATCAACGCCCCGGCGTCCCCTACGGCCATCAGACCGGCCTCTCCGAGGACATCTGGCGAAGGGGTCATGTCTGCTGCGAAGCCCTCACCATTGAGAGCGGGTGTCTCGCGGAGGATTTGCACGTAGAAGGTCGCGGAGAGGATCGTCGCGGCGCCAACTTGAAACGATGTCCCGATGGGTGCGCCTGGTTGGCCCTGGTCGATCGTGCCGAGATAGACGGTCAGCGATTCGCCGTCCCACGCGACGATGCCGGAGGCGACGTACTGCGCGGGGGGGACATCGATACCGAGCGCTGCTAACTCAGTGGCGAAACTGTTGAGCAGACCTTGAGCACCGGCGGCGAGCAGATTGATCTGCATCGCGGGCTACTTTTTGGGCAGCCAGGGTTCCTTGTGTTCGGCTGCGCCCTCGTCACCGGCATCTGCCGTAGCGCCGCTTACCGGGACGGGGATCGAGTCGGCCGCCAGCGGCTCCGTCTCGTCCTTGGTTTCCGTCTCGCTGGACTCTGCAAAGTGATCGGCCTCGCGCAACCTGGCGAGGTATTCGCGGATGTCGCCCTCCGAGATGCCCTCGAAGTACGCGGACATCGAACCTCTGACCGCGATGTCGCTGCGGTCGAACTCGCCGACGAGAGTGTCAAGCTCCACATCGGTCGCTCCGGCCATGCGGAAGCGGGTGGCGGGGAAGATCGGGTCAGACATCGATACCCTTCCTAGCTAGGCCCGCTTCGAGCTCGGACGCGATGAAGGCGACGTGCTCGGCGTGGGTTGGCTCGCCATAACCGTTCGCCGCCTGCAATTCGAGATGCTTCGCGGCGATGATGTCACGGCTGGTCTGCGCGGCTGTTTCGGCGCGCTCGGCTGAAACTTCGGCCGGTGCGAATGGATCGAATGCGCTGCGATCAGTCATCGGCGTCACCTTAGCGCGTCGGACTTGGATACTGCTGCCTGCGCTGCCGGCCAGTGTCCGGGCTCCACACGGCGGACTGTCGCGTCGCCCGCGTTGGATTGACCGCAAGAATCCACGCGTCGACTTCGTAAATGCCGAGCTGCTTGGATTTCAAGATGTCCATCACGTCGACCACCATGGCACTCACGCCCTGGCGGGTGAAGCTCGTGACGCGCTGCGGGTAGTGCGTCGAGTCTCCGAATTGCGGTAGGGCCAGGTACTCCGCGAGCTTCTTGCAGGCCAGCCGCCCCATCGATCCGGGGTCCTGCCCGAAGGTGTACGTGACGCTGAACGTGCCCATCTCGGAATCGGGGAGGTCGTTGATCTGCGCCGTGGGCCAGCCGTAGCGCTCGGTCGGCACGTAGCTCGGCGTCGGGCGGATTCTGACGAGGGTTCGGTGGTCGCGGAGCTCGTATTCCTCAGGCGGGATGACCACGCCATCGATCAGGACTTGGGTGATCACATTGACCGGGTAGTCCGGCAGCACCAGCTCGGGAGGCGTCGAGGTGCCGAAGTGTGACACGACTCCACCGGCGCCCATGCCGAACCACACAACCGAGCCGAAGGTGTAACCGCTCCCCCACGCCCCTCCGCTGCCGAGCCAGGACCGCGCATCGACGTCGGCAGGTCTCGCGAGAGGTCGGATCGTCACCGGCCCGCACTCGCCCGTGAGCACCTTTCCGCTGAGGCTGTAGAGGACTTCGGTCGCGGCTGCGGCGCACTCCGCGCAGATGGCGTTGATCTGTTCGCTCGAAAGCGTGATACCACTCGTCTTTTGCGGCGACGAGGCCTTGGCTATCGCGGCTTGGATCGAGGGGAGGGCTTGTACCTCAGTTCCGTTGATCCAAGGTTGGCAAGCGCCACTACGCGGCATGCCTACAGCCTAGAACGAGCTGGCGACAGGCGTGACTCCGGCGGCGGGGACGATCTGCGCACCGCAAGGGGTCCGCGCGTCGATGAACGTCGAGGCGAAAGGCCAGTCACCCGCGGGACCACTTGACCAGTTGGGGTTCAAGAACGCCTGCCCGGTCAACATCGTTTGCAGCGCGGCGTTCGTGATATCACGCGCTCCGATGATGAAGTTCGCCACCCGCGGCATCACGTAGTGCCAGTACGGATAGTCCGCGGCCTGGTAGCCATTGATGATCCGCTTCTCGAAGAACTCGATCGAGACACCGTTCGGATTGCCGACAGGACCGGGGGCCGACTGTCCGTAGCCGATGGATGCGCCAGGGCCGGCGGTGAGATCAGTGAGCGGTGGCTGCGTTGTCGGGATGATGGCGCCCGTGTCGACGAATACCGGCTTGAGGACCGACGTCGAGACGGGAATGGTGGTCGTGACCGTCTGAGATGCCGACACCAAAAGCGCGGTCGCTCCGACACCGGCCTCGGCGGTCGTCGTGAACACGATCTTTGGAGTGTTCGGGTCCGTCGAGATGGTGAAGGTATAGCCCGCGGGGATCGGAGAGGTAAGGGCGGTGATCGCGAGGCTCGTGACCGTTCCGGTGCCTGAGGCGGACGTGAGGGGTCCCTGCGTACCGATGACGGGCTGATAGCCGAGCAGGGCTTCTCCGCCGATCGTGCGGCCGTAGTAGCCGACTCCGAGAGCACCAGCCGCAGGGGTGACGCCCGAGAGGACGTTCGTCGAGGTCGTGCCGGTGTTCGTCACCGTGACCTCTGCCTCCGCGACGGATTCGCCGAAGGAGTTGTACTGCGTCGCGCGGTAGCCGTAGGTGCCGGCGGGGAGCAGGCCGAGGGTCGTCTGTCCGGTAACGGTCAGGCCGGTCGTGAGGCCGAGCGCCGCGGCAATCGAGCCGAGCAGCGTTCCACCCGCGCAGGCCGCCTCGAGCTGAGGATCGGGGAGAGCCATGTCGAGCGCGACGGTCTTCCATTTCATCATGTCGCCGTGGAGTGCCCACACCGCGAGGTCGCCGGCCGCGTTCTTGATCTCGATGGCGTCACCAGTCGTGTTGACCGGCGTGATCGTCGCCTTGATCAGTTGGTTGGTCGTGTAGCTGTTCGACCCGGAGATGACGTATCCGTTCGGGTCGAGCTGGGTGATCCGCGTGGCGACAGCCCATACTGCTGCGCCGGTTTGCAAGGCCATTTTATGCTCCTCTGCTCAGGCTTCCAGCGTGACGAGACAGCCGTAGTGGGCTTGGTTATCCCAAAAGGCTGAGGCGAAGCGCTCGGCTCGAAATGTGACTGTGTTGTAATCCCCGCCCTGTCCGTGACTCGTCGCCTCCGACATCGTGTCGGGGAACACTGTGCCCTCATTCTGCGAGCGGACCATCACGAGGTCGGTGGCGTACATCCACGCTGTGCCCGCGGCAGGCTGCGCGCCGCCGGGGGCCGAGCCGTCGTAGCCGACACCGGGGACGACGATGTTGTCGAAGATGTCGAGCAGGAGTTTTCCGACTCGACGAGCTCCGAGAAGGTTCGGCGCGGTCTGAGCCTGGACGTGGATCATGCCCTGTCCGCCGAAGCCGGTCTGTTGCAGCGCGTCTTGGAGGATTTGCAGGCCGCGGTTGACCGAAGGCGTCGAGACCGGCGTGAGATTGATAACCGAGTCCGGGTTCGTGAGGTAATTGTTCGGATAGCTCTTGGCTTGCGCGAGCGCGCCGCCCCAAAACTCTCGCTCGATCGCCTCGGGGGTCGCGTTATCAAGCCACCGCAATGCGCGGCCCTTGAAGTCTCGCTCGGACCAGCCGAAGGTTGAGCAGGAGTCCGCGACCTCGATGAGGAAGGGGACGAGCAGGTTGATCGCCGGGTTCGAGTACGGGCCGGGGCCGCCGGTCGTGTTCGATGCGGGAGGTGCCGCGCCAGGCGTAGCAGAGCCCGTGTCGGTCCACGTAGCGGCCTCGAAATCATCGAAGGGTCCGACAGTCGCCAAGAGGCCGATCGAGCCGCCTACGCGGCCGTAGACGTTGTACTGAGGCGTGTAGGAGGTTTCGACGTAATCCTCGACCTTGTTCCAAGTCAGCACAACCGAGCCGATCGCCCCCGTTGCCAGCGTGACCACCGTGCAAGGCGTCGTCTCGCCGTTCGCGTTCAGCGCCGTCACCTGATAGCTGACCGTCTCGTTCGGGACCGTGCCGCCCGCTACATGGGCAAGGCCCAGCCCTGTCGGGGTCGGGAGTTCAGTCAGGTTCGGCGTCGAGTAATCGCAGCGGTCGCGAATCGTCGCGGCACCGTGATTCTCCGGCGCGTAGGTGAACCCGCGGACCCACATCTCGCCTTCCCGCGCGGCAAGTTCGGCCCGAAGGTCGGAGGGAAGCGTGGCGAGCTGTTCGCTCGTTGGCGCTGACGAGGTGGGGTCGGCCGTGTCGTCCGGCAAGATCGCGGACCCGAGCAGGCTGACCTGCGGAGGTCGCGGCGGTATTGCCGGTACGACTGTGGCTGCCGCGTATGCGGTGCTCATGGATGCCTATCGGCTCTCGTGGCTCTCGCCGACCGCTTAGGACCAGGCCGTGGGAGTGACCGTTCCGGCAGTTGCGCCGTTCGGGACCACTTCGATGACGAGCTGAACAGCCGAGGCCGAAAAGCCGCGGTTTGCGACGGTCTCAAAGGTCTCACTGAAAAGTTCGTAGTCGTTGCTCGCGTCCAAAGTCGAGTCCCTGACAACGCCGAGGTCCAACCGTCCACCGTCGAGGAACTGGATCGAGCCCTCGACAAAGAGATTCACGACCAGCTTGTCCGGCCACACGGGCAGCGCACTAGAGGCCGCGAAGGCTCCGAACGCCTGCGATGGGTAGACCGAACCATTCACCGGCAGGGCGTCCAGCGTGAAGATCGGGTTCAATCCACGCAGGCTAAACAGGCCCTCGATGTAGGCGTCGGTGATCCCCAGCGGGTCCACCGATGAGCCGTCGTGTCCGATTTCTGCCACTCGGTCGGCGCGGATCATCTGCTTGGCGATCTCCGGCAGGATGATCGTCAACACCTGCGTCGGGCTCAAACGGTGGAACTGACGGTATGCCGAGGTCACCTGGTCGAGGATGCGGAAGATGTCACGCGATGCGCCGACATAGGCCGCACTCGTGACGTCCGCCACGCACATCGCCTGGATGAGCGTGAGCAGGTTCAATTCGGCAACTCGGGCAGCCGCGGCGATTGCGAGGTCCGTGTTGGCCGCGACCGTCTCGGGGTCGAACATCGATTCCATGTTGCCGAAACCGAGGCGAGTCGAAACTGCCGCCACATACACCGTTTCAGTGCCGGGGCAGGCAATCGCGAGAACTGGCTTGGTGGCACCGGCAGGATCGAAGTCAACTGCCTCGGTCCACACGCCCGTTGCGCTCGAAAGCGCCGAGATGTCCGGCGGGGTCCGGTAGATCAATCCACCGCGGCTCGCCTGGAAAGCAGGCAGACCATCGCGGAGGGGTCGATCAGCGACCGCCCACGTTCCGAGCGACCAGTCGACGTTCACCGGGGCACAGATGCCGCCGGTCGCGACCAAGGACATCGGGTGCGTGACCGCATCCATCAGCTCGGCGTTGTGCGTCTGGTCGTCGGTGAGACGGCGGTCCTCGGGGTAATCCCACTCCGCGGAGGCCACGACGACATCGCCGTGCGCCTTGTCCCGCTTGGACATCCTGGTCAATGTGTCGCTCATCGCTCGGGCGAGCTGATAGCGGTCCTCGAAGATCGTCCCGCGGTCAACGCCGTGCATGTTGCCCGACGCGACGAGGTGCGAACGGCCCGGCTGGGCGTTGATCTCGGGGGATGGCGTCGCGCGTGGCGTGTTGGCCGCGAGACGACGGATCATGCCGCTCGGCTTGCCGGAGGCCGCAATCGCTACGGGATCGGCTGCCGGGTCAACTGCCGGGTCGGCAGAAGGATCGGCGGCGGGGTCTGCCGCAGGATCGGCGTTTGGGTCGGCCTCGGGGTCCTCCGCCTTCGCGTTGATCTTGGCGATGCGAGCCTTCGCTGCTTCCTTGTCGGCCTCGGCCTGCGCCTGTGCGTCAGAAAGTGCCTGCGCCTGCGCCATGCCGGCTTCGCCGATCTCGGCGAGTTCGTTCAGGACGGCGACGTTCTCCGGCGTGGCCGGCAGCGCGTCGTACTCGTCCGAACACTTAACGATGTCCGCCTTGAGAGTGTCGAGTTCTTCGGTGGTGAGCTGGGCGAGACGTGCAAACGCCTCTCGGATTTTCTCAAGCAGGGTCATCGACCGCTCCTAATGGTTAGGCACAGACGTGTGCCGCTAACAGGAAACGGATCGACCGCACCCTCTGGCGCCGGATTTACCAGGCCATCGGTTTATGGGAGTGATTCAAGCAGGCGCGGGGGTTGGCGTCAAGTACCCACGGCGGAGCGGACGCACGCCTCCGCCAATCGAGACGGCACCGCGTTACCGATCTGGCGCGCTCGGCTCGTCTTGTTGCCCTTGAACGGATGATCCGCGGGGAAGTCTTGGAGGATGGCGAGTTCGGTCAGCGTGACCTTGATCGAATCGTTGAATTGACGCTCGCCGCCTTCACGATCGCGGTGCCCCGGCTTCGAGATTCGGGGCGTTCCTGCGACGGTCGTGGCTGGCCGGCCGTTTACCCAATCGTGACCGCCTTGGCCTTTGCGCTGCGCCGGATCGTTTATCGCTCGTCCGACGATTGCCCCGTCACGACTGCGCCGGGTGCCGACGATGGTCGGCGCGGGCCCGGCGAACACCCATTCCCAACTGTTCACGTCATGCCCGAAACGGAGTGTTGGCGCAGGCTCGGAGACTGGCCGCGGTGCGTTGCTCGCATAATCGTGTCGGCCGGTCGAGAGCTTCCATTGCCCGCCTGCTTTCGCCGTGACGCTCGGCGCAGGATTATCGATGGGGATTTCCTGTCGCGAGCCATCGGGCCGTTGATCGCGGTTCGTGGCGAGTTTCCACCCGTTCGGCTCGTCGGATTCGTCCCATCCCAGCGCCTCGGCCATGCTCACCCACGGCAGCTCTTCGGGTCCGAACATGACGGGGTGCGGATTCCTTGCATGAGTCGGTGTCGGTGGTCCGACATCGGTAAGCCGCGACGCGATCAGGATGGCTCGCTCGCGGGTCTGTGGCACGCCGTAGTCCGCCGAATTGAGGATGCCCGCCCATGTCGAATAGCCGCGCTCCGCGAAGTCTCCGGCGAACTTGAGCCACCAGGGGAGCACATCGGGCACCTGCTCGAAGATGATCCAATCGGGCCAGAGCTTCGATGCCCATAGATGCGCCTCGTAAATGAGCATCCCTGTCTCGCCATCGATGCCCGCGCGCTTGCCGGCTCGAGAGAAGTCCGTGCAAGGTGGCGAGGCCCATAGACCTTCGACGCGATCAAGGAACGGCGCTGTCGAATATCGGGTGATGTCGGCGCAGATAGCGGGCATCCCAGCCGCGCCCTGCGTCAGGCAGGAGTCGAGGTCATTGTCGATGCCGAGCAGGTCAGCGTCGGGAAGTGCTCGCCGGATGCCGAGAGACGCGCCACCGGCACCAGCGAAGAGGTCGAGGATCACACTTCGATACTAGCCAACTTACCGAAGCGCCGCGATGCGTTCCTTCGCCATATCCTTCGCCCGCCCGAGCATCGGGGCCAACGCCTTGCGCAGCGTCACATCACCTTCGTCGATGACTGGCGCGGCGGGGTGACTGAGTGAATACATCACGCCAGCACCGGCAGCCACCAGGGATTCAATGTGTCCCGAGGCAACAACAGCAAGGGGGAAGCCCGGCTGATTGACCGCGAGGCCAGCGACCATTTCGAGGTTGCCGCCCATGTTCCGCCAGTCCGGGGAGATCGTCGAACGGCGCAATGCTTCGATCTGCGCTTCGGTTGCTCCGGGGCGGATCGCACCCGCGACCCAAATGCCGTACTCGTCCTCGCCGATTTCGACATCCGCGACGGCCGTGCCGGTGTTGTCATAGTGCGCCATCGCGGTCGAGGCGGAGACTCCGTGCGTCGTTGACGCGTGGCCTGTGCCGACCGTCAGCGTTCCCGTGCGGATCGTCTCGCCCTCGGCGGTGACAACCGAGCCGCGGCGGAAGGGCGCGTAGCCGAGCTTGGAGTGAGGGGCGATGATGCACGATCCGTTGATCCCGGTGTGACACACCCCCCACGGCGCGGCGTGACCGTAGACCCGACCATCAGCGGTGATGGTGATCGGGCAGGCGAACTTTCCGCCGAGCGCGCGAGTCCCACGCTTCTCGAGGATTTCGAGCAGGCGTCCGTCGTCCGCGGTGAAGTGGGGATTCTCGAACCACGAGGCGGGCGGTGATACTGGACCTTGCGAGGCCACGAGGACGTCGAGACCTGTCTGGCACGGCTCGCATTCCTCATAGGTCATCCAGTGGATCGAGGCGGTGAGAGCTGGCTCGGCGGGCTCGGCGGCTTGCGGGATCGCGGCGGCCGGTGCCGTTCCGTCTCCAAGCACGATGTAGGCGCCCTCGAAAGCGGGGAACGGACAGACCGTAAGGCCCATGATCGTCCCCTT